ATTTTTTATCTGTTTTATTGTACATTATATTGTTTGAATGAAGATCATTGTGTGTAAAAGAAAAAACTTTTTGGTATGTAATAAGAATCATAATAATCTGCATAAATGCAGAAAAAAACTCTTCTTCCTTTAAATTGTTTTCCATGATCAAACTATCAAATGTATTTTCGCATTTCTCTAAACATATCATTTGTACAGGAAACTTTGGTATAATTGCCTCAATTGATTCTTCTTCTCCATCTTCTTCTCCATCTTCTTCTCCATCTTCTTCTTCATCTTCTTCATCTTCTTCATCTTCTCCGTATTCTCCTTCTTCTCCTTGGCATTCATTATTACCATCTTCGGTGTGGCTTGTTCGGGATGAACATGTTGATCCAGAAGAATGTAGAGATGTTATTTTTTCATCCCCTCTTTTAAAAAATACATCAGAATTAGATATATCAACCAATTCAATAGACCTATCTTTTAGATCATCAAGCGTTATCGTGTTAGGAGATTCAAATAAATCTTCAAAAATTTCATCTTTTATTGAATAAACGGATAAACATGATCTTGCGCTACAATTATTATTAATACGGATTGGTTTTAGCTTGGCATAATTATCCTTTTCTGGAAATAAATATTCATATTCGTCCACGTGAAATAGTACATTTTTATTTTTGTTAAAATATTCAGATTCATGTAAATAATCCAAATCATCATAAATATTTAAAGAAAGTTTATTTTTAATTGCAAGAAATGACCCATAAAAATCTACTCCGTGAATAAAATTGTTACTATAAATAAGCTGACTTGACAAATAAAAAAACATAGAATCTATATAAGCAGAGTTATTCATATCCAACATTTTATCGTCTACTTTATTACCGTTTATCATGTCAAATTGAGGTAAATCATAAAGAGATGTTTTTTGAGTATTATATTTTCCAACTAAATATTTAAATGGATCCATAAGAGGAGCCATTTTCATAAACACATTTTTAGGTTTTGTTTTATTTGTTGTTGAATTTTTTAGAGTACATTGATATGTATTAGGAAGTCCATCTATTTTAGATCGTATATTAGAGAGAAACCATTTATGATTTAAATTGATACTGTTATAGTTTGTAGAATTTAAATCAAAAAATCTCTTATAGATTGGGACATAGTTTTGGACATTTGATAAATGAGTAAATTCTTCTTTTTCTAAAGTTTTAAAAAGTTCCAAGTTTTTGCGTTTTTGATAATTTACAATAACTGTCATTAGCAATAAAGGACAAAATTTCTTTCCAGTTTAAACGGATATTTGCGTTAAAGTATTTGGGGTATTTTTATAATGCTAATATATCAATGACTTTAGACTTGAAAAAATTTGATATGAAAAATATAAGCTTCAGACCCAATGAAAACAAAGGCCCTGTTATTGTTTTAATTGGAAAGCGTGATACTGGTAAATCATTCTTGGTTCGCGATTTATTGTATTACCATCAAGATATACCAATTGGTACAGTTATTTCAGGAACAGAAGAAGGAAACGGATTTTATTCTAAAATGGTACCAAAATTATTTGTTCATCACGAATATAATACTGCCATTATAGAAAATATATTAAAACGTCAACGGACTGTATTAAAACAAGTGAAAAAAGAGATTGAAATGTATAAGCGATCAACAATTGACCCTCGCGCATTTGTTATATTGGACGATTGTCTTTTTGATAATACGTGGTCTCGTGACAAACTGATGAAGTTGCTTTTTATGAACGGGAGACATTGGAAGATTATGTTAGTGATAACGATGCAATATCCACTCGGCATTCCCCCTATGTTGCGTACAAATATTGATTATGTATTTATTTTGAGAGAGAACTACATTGCAAATAGGCGCCGCATCTATGAAAATTACGCGGGAATGTTTCCCACATTTGAGTCTTTTTGTCAAGTCATGGATCAGTGCACGGAAAACTTTGAATGTTTAGTGATAAACAACAACTCAAAATCAAATAAACTATACGACCAAGTCTTTTGGTACAAAGCAGAAGCACACAATGATTTTAAATTAGGATCTAAGGAGTTTTGGGAAATGTCCAAGGACATTCCATCGGATGATGAAGATGAACCATATGACCCGAATAAAGTTAAAAAACGGGGAAACCATCAAACCATAACTGTGAAGAAATCTAAATGGTAAACCATAATTTTTATTTATGATGTTTATATAAAAACAAAAAATATTTAACGAGAATGGCTTTTACTATGGTAATTACTATAAACGTCAATATTGAGCCAAAAACAGGATTACCTTTTGTTTGGTACAATAACAATGGTTTCATAGATAAGAAACCTTATATTCCAGAAGAATACAAAATACCAGAAGTGTATCGCAGATTTATACAGTTACGAGGGCATCATTTTCGGGTGTATGTTTATCCCTTTCTAAATGCGGATCAGATTTTTGTAGACGACTTTTTGGAATATTATCCAGAATGGGAGTTTGTTAAAAGTGAAAATGGATTCACAGAAAGTCATATGTATTGGACGGAAGAAGATCATAATACCCTAAAATCAGCATTAATATGGATGTGCAGTAAATCTCTTGTACCAGCTTTTAGTTTTCACTTGTCATGTTAAATTATATTATCCGGTGTAAAAAAATTTTGCAAATATATTTCATACTTTAGTGGTAAATGAATATTGTCCTTTACACTACATTTTCTCTTGAAATCGCCGCCATGTCTATTAAATATATCTTTGTTGGTTTTTAATCGGTGTTCAATATTATCCAAATTGACAACATCATCCGAATTTAATTCTTGGTGAGAAAAATCCATTATTTTATTCTGAATATATCTTGCATCCCCAAAATAACTCAGATGCCAACCAGCGTTTTCAATCACCGGACAAATTTGTCCTCTAATTGAATCCATATCAAGGTTTAATTGTTTATATTTTTCATATGTAAATATTTTTGGATAAAACCAGTCATCTGGATATTGATCCAAGTTAAAAGTATAACAATATTGGTGTAAAGAAGATAATTCAATATTTATTTTTTTATTTTTTACGTCTAATAAAATATCCGGATTTGGAATCTCGTCCAAATCAGTAAGAGTAATAACGTCTTGATCGTTTATTTTTATAAATTGTAACCCTCGTTGAATTGCATTTCTTTGATGATATTCATTTTTCCATTGTTCTCTATTAGCGTAATTTATATTTGGATAAATAAATGGCATGTCATAAACTACAATATGAATAATTTTGTCTTTATAATTAGAAAACAAATGCTTGTTTTCATTATAAATAAGCGATTTTTGTTTTCCTGTAAACGTATGCGTGGATTCTACAATAATAAAATAATCAACAAGTTCGTATAAAATGGCTAAGCGATAGTGTAATAGTTCTAATTCGTTATAAAAGATAAATGTGTCAATTATTTTTACTTCTTTACTCATCTAATATTTTATTGAATACTTCTCTAAATAAATATTCAATAAAATTATCTAATCCTTCTTATTCTTTGTAGAAAAAGGCCCACTAATTAACTCACTCTGACCGTTGTCAGTTTTTCCAACAACAATATTTTCACCCTCAAACAATTCACTGCGAATATCGGCAACCGATATTCCATCGTTGGATGACAATGCATTCTCTTGAGTATTTACATTATTAATTCCAATAAGATTACCTTCCTTATCAATCGTCTGAGTAAGAACGTTTCCACTCTTTTCAGCTACCTTGACATTATTTTCAATTGCCGTCTTTTTAGATTCCTTTACTCTCTGTTCAAAAGCATTTTTTGCAGTTGTCTCATTCTTTACCTTCTCTGACATAAGCTGATTTAATTCTTCTTCCATATATTCCACGCGTCCAGTTTTATAAGCCTCTGGATCCCAAGGCATCCAAACACCGATTGGTCCAACAAACACATCGTGATTGGGATCAACTTCTCTCAACATCTTGCATCTTAGTTCAGCCTCTTCCATGGAAGGATACGAACCGCGAATCTTTAATCCACGAGTTGCAGTTTGGAAATTATTGTTTATACCAAACTTTTTCTCAAGATCTTCCTCGTGATTATCAATATATGTCTTGTAATCGTCTGCCAAAGAAGACTCATTTATGTTTTCTTTTTCCTCCTTTACAAAGTCCTTAAAATCCTCAATTACATCATCAAACTTGAGCTTGTATTTAAAAGAAATAAAGTTTAGGAATTGATGGAATTTTTCCATAGATTTATTCATATCCCATTGCTTTAGGAATTGTTCAAAAAAAAAGATTTCCTTTTGTTTCAGAATCTTTTCCGGAGAAACAAAGGAAATACACGCAAATTTTTGTCCTGATATAGGCTTATCCTCTTCCAATAAATCAACATATACAGGATTAGGAGACCCATTTGGTTGCATCTTTCTCTCAAAACCTTTATTTTCGGAAGTCATTGTATGAATAACTATGTATTCACAGTTTTAAGT